CGCTGCTGCTGCCACAGCCTTGGGAGTAGGTACAGGCGATAGCCCTCAGTTTACCGCTGTGAACGTAGGAGCAGCCTCTGATACAACCTTGGCACGAGCGAGTGCAGGTAACTTAACAGTTGAAGGTAACGCAATTTACCGTGCTGGCGGTACTGACGTACCAGTGGCAGATGGCGGTACGGGGGCAAGCACACATACAGCTAACAGCTTGCTCGTAGGTGCGGGTGCTTCAGCGATAACAAGTATCGCTCCGGGTGCTAGTCTTAATCTTCTAACCTCTAACGGTACTACGTGGGCTTCCACCGCCCCGGCTGCGGGAGGTGCAGGTTACTTTCTAGGAAACTCTTCAGGAGCTACAGGCGATACCACCAACGGGTTGACCGATATCTTCAGGGTGAACAATGCGGCTCTAGCAACCGATGTTACAATTGCTACCTCGACCAACGCCAGCGCAACTGGCCCGTTGACGGTGAATAGCAGCATCACGCTTACAGTTATAGGAACTTTGGTGATAATATGAGTACACTAAAAGCCGACACAATCACGACAAAGACAGATGATACTGATCTGACGATTACTGGTCACGGTACGGGTGTTCCCAATCTGGAAACAGGGTTTAAGGTAGGTGGAACAGCGGGAGTACCCGTAGCCTCTCTGAGAACAGGAACAGACGGGGAGCTTATAACTTGGGACGCTTCTGGTGATCCAGCTACGGTGGCAGTTGGAACGTCAACTCATGTACTTACCTCTAACGGAGCAGGTGCAGCCCCTACCTTTCAAGCCCTATCCGCTGGAAAGATTCTTCAAGTTGTTTCCGCAACCACTACCACCCAACTGCAAACAACCTCTACGAGTTATGTGGACTGTACCAACCTAACGGCGTCAATAACGCCAGCAACGACAGGCTCGAAAGTTCTAGTGTTAATTTCTGTCGCCGTATTCACAGACCCCGATAACTCCGCTGTAGGCGAGTTCAAAATTGTAAGAACAATTGGAGCGTCTGCAACAGACCTATATGTTTTTTCTCAAATCAGTCATCCCGCCAGACAGAGTACAAACCACTTTTTGATGCAGCTTGATAGTCCATCTACTACGAGCGCGACTACTTATAAACTACAGGTGTTCCTAACCGACCAGTCGGGCTTTCTTCAGATCAATCGCAACGACGGGGCCGACATTGCACGATCCGTGATAACTCTACTTGAAGTGGGAGCTTGAAGATGCAATATCAAATAATCCACGCGATATTGTCTTTACGGCCAGCAGCAGAGGTTTCTATTGTAGGCAATTCTCTTTCTGGCATTGATTGGCATGACAAAACTCAAGATCGTCCGACCGATGGAGAGATCAATGCCGAAATCGCACGACTAACAGCAGCGGAACCGATGCGGCTTCTACGAGTGGAACGCAACAAGCGATTGGAAGAAACAGATTGGTGGGACATCAGGGGAACTGCGACGGAGGCGCAATCAAACTATCGACAGTTACTACGAGATTTACCAGCGAACACGGCTGACCCTGCTAACCCCATTTGGCCCACAAAGCCCTAGGAGAACGGGATGAGTACACTAAACGTATCGACAATAATTCCAGATGCTTCTGGGGCTGATTTGAGTCTAGATGGCAATGGGGCTGGAAATGTTGCTGTAGTTGACGATGCCACAGTTGGCGGTGCTATAGCAGTTACAGGAGCAGCAACCCTAAGTTCAACACTAGGGGTAACAGGAGCTTCAACTTTAGCTGCACTAACAGCAAGCGGAACACCCACGTTCTCAAGCACCAATGATATGTCAGTGGGTGGGAATCTTTTGCTAACAACTGCGGCCAAAGGAATTTACCTAGGAGTAACCTCGGCCACAGCAGCTAATCTACTTGACGACTACGAGGAAGGTACTTGGACAGCAACATTAGAAGGTGCTGGTGCAAATCCATCATCAGCCGTCACCGTGTCAAGTATTTATGTTAAAATAGGAGATCTGGTATTTGTCACTGGAGCATTTGCAGGAGTAAATACTACTGGTGCATCTGGTGAAATGAAAGTTACTGGACTTCCTTTTACTTCTGCTCCAACCAATCAAATGACAGGTAATTTTTCCTGTCACACAGGAATGACCATACCAGCCAGTGTTGATAATATATCACCCTTTTTCCAAGGCTCTTATATTTCTTTCATTGGGACCAAATCGGCTGCTGGATGGGAGGCGTGTTCACACAATGCTACTGCTGCAATGTGGCTATATTTTAGTGGTATATACAATATATAGAATAGTTTAATTGGAGAATATTTATGGCTGTAGAGAAATACACAGAAGTTTTCAAAATTGATTCCAGCCCTTCCACAGGTGGAATTTCTGTGAGAGTAGATACAGTAATCACAGAGGACGGGGTGGAGATTTCAAGAGTTCCTCATCGACACGCCATAGTTCCCTTCTCCTCTTCACGACAAGATGACGGTAGCTGGACGCATACCCCCACAGATATATCTGGCGAAGATGACCAAGTGAAAGCTATCGCTGAAACAATCTGGACTGATGAAATTAAAGACAAGTGGAAAGCCATAATTGAGGAAATACCATGACTTCAACAATCAAGGCCGATGTTGTAACAGCCCAGGCTACTAACGGTAATGTCACATTGCAGGGAAACGGGACGGGAACTGTAGCCATTGGTGATAACACTGCGATCACTGGTACTGCTACTGTTTCTTCCACTCTGGGAGTTACAGGTGCAACTACGCTTTCTTCCACTCTGGGAGTTACAGGAGCTTCTACTCTGACAGGCGGGGCTATAATTTCAGGTCAGCAAATGCCTACAGCGGGAGGTCTGTGGACAGGCAGAAATCTCTGGATCAATGGAGAATTTACCATAAGCCAGAGGGCCACCTCCGCTTCAAGTATCACCAGTGCTGGATTTCATACTGTGGATAGGCTCTACTTCAATTATGGTACTTTAGGAACGTGGACACTTTCTCAAAGCACTGATGTGCCAAGTGGAAAGGGCTTTGGATATTCCTTTAAAGCAGACTGCACAGCAGCAGATGCATCTCCAGCCGTTGGCGATAAATTGTTAGTGGCTCAGTCTATTGAAGGTCAGAATCTTCAACGGTTAAAGAAGGGTACATCCGATGCAGAAGACATCACGATTTCATTTTGGGTAAAATCAGGCTTAACGGGTGTGCATATTGTTGAGATATATGATAATGATAATGGACGTAGCATTAACAAATCGTACACAATAGCCTCCGCAGACACTTGGGAAAATCATAGTATCACCTTTGCTGGTGACACTACAGGAACCCTAACAAACGATAACGGAACCAGCCTGACTATCGGGTTTTGGCTAGGTGCTGGTACGAACTTCACCTCTGGTACATTGGCGACAAGTTGGGCAACTGCAACCAATGCAAATCGTGCTGTAGGCCAAGTAAATTTGGCAAATAATACTGCTAACAATTGGCTAATTACTGGAATAATGGTTGAGGCGGGAACAGCCGCTACCCCATTCGAGCATGAAAGCCCCGCAGAAACTTTGCAGAAGTGCCAACGCTACTTCACCAAGATTGCTCCAAAGGTTAGTTCTGTGACAGTGCGTGGGTACAATTCCAGTGGTGCCGTGGTCAGCAGTTGGTTTAGCTTTCCAACGCAAATGAGAGCAGAGCCAACGTGTGCAATTACAGGGACATGGGCGGTGTCAAATTGTGGACAACCAGCGTTTCAAAGTTTTTCAATCGATGGATTTCTTCTCGGGGCAACAACGGCCAGCGCTGCTGATACTTATTTTTACCCCGATGCGACATCCGAATACATCACGGCAAGTGCGGAGCTATAAATGAACATTCAATCAGTAAAAAAAATAAATGACAGTGCTACAGGTTTATTTTTCGCTTACGATGTAACTACTGATGAGCCAAACATACGCTACACAGTTCCTCACAATGAAGAAAATTCAGATTACCAAGCGATTTTGCAATGGGTAGCGGAAGGTAACACAATTGAAGATTAGACAAACCTTAATATTCATAGCTTCTCTCGCAGTGGCAAGCATAGTTCTGAACACCTCGCTACACGCTCAAACAGGTGGTATGTATTGCATAAGCTCTTACGAGCAAGTAGAGCAAGAGACAGGAGAGAAGGGGCAAACTTTAGTCTTTGCAGGAATAACCAGAACAGGACTACCTCTCTGGTTCTTCAAAAGTGACAGAAGTTTTACAGTATTCTTTAAAAGCCGATTAACTGGTAAGTACTGTACTGCTCCTAACTATCACGGTAATATTTTAAACGGCCCTCTTATGAAAGAACAAGAACTAAAAGAACTAGGTGATCCAATATGACTGTAGAATCTGCAACATATATAAGCCAGCTAAATACCGCTTACCCTGCTGCTGGAGATAACATCTCTGAGGGTGACGATCATGTACGGTTGGTAAAATCAGTACTGAAAGCGCAGTTTCCAAGCTTGGCAACAACGGCTGTTACTCAAAGTAGCGCACAGATGAACAAGCTTGGCTTTGAACCGGGAACCATAGTGATGTTCGCTTCTGGTACAACGCCCACCACAGAGACTATCAGCGGTGTTAAAGATTGGCTTATATGCAACGGTGCAGCATATAGTACTTCAACATATTCTGCCTTGTATGCTGTGATAGGAGTAGTATTTGGAACTTCTGGTAGCGACTTTTTAGTACCAAATTATACAACGCCCTCTATACCGATAGGAGTTGGCGGCAGCTTTAGCCTAGGAACTGCTCAGACAAAAGCCATAGGAACAGAGGCTACTACTCTTAGCTACCAACCTATTAACTTCTTAATCAAAACATGAGCTACCCTACCCCAATGGAGGACTACTACTCTAAGTGCGATAACCCAGACTGTACTTGCAACCCTTGCGAGTGCCTCGAAAATAACCCTTGTAAATGCTGTGAAAGGAAATAAGAACAATGAAGTATAGCGGAAAAAGTCCTGCCAAATCAGTAGGCAATCGGAAGTTACCTCACGGTAATACCGGCAATACTAATTTCCCAAGTATGAAACCACACGGTAATCGCTACTATAAAGGCGATATCATGGGGAATAGCAAGTACTAATGAATACCAGAGAACGTGCTGCTCAGGCTAGTATTATTTTAACCAACGAAGTATTCCAAGAATTACTTTCAAATATGGAAAATAGTATTATCCAAGAATGGAAATTAGCAGATTCGTTTGACATTCGAGAATCTTGTTGGCTAAGACTAGATGCGTTGCGTTCTATCACAGAAGACCTAAACGCTTTAGTACAAAATGATAAGATTGAAAATCCAGAAATCCATAAAGAAGGGTAAATAAAAATGAGTGAAGATCAGACCAATCCGCAAGAAAATACGGCGGAAGTCAAAGATCCGCAACTTAGTATGTTTGATGTCATGTTTGGAAGTGAGGAAAACACTAATCCTGAACCAGCATCAGTAGAGACTACGGAAGAAGAAACGGACGCTGAAGAACTTTTAGCAGAAGAGGATTCCGATGAAGTCTCTGAAGAAGAGGTAGAAGTTGAGGAAGTTCCTGAAGAAACCCCGCCTTCCTACAGTGTCAAAGTTGACGGTGAGGAATTTGAGGTCAGTCTTGACGAGCTCCGAAATGGCTACCAAAGACAATCGGACTATACGAGAAAATCTCAGTCACTAGCAGAACAGAGGAAAACCTACGAGGCGAACTTGAGTGCCGTTCAGCAGGAAAGATCGCAGTATACACAGGTCTTGGAAAACGCTTCCCAGTTTCAAAATATGGAACTTCAGAAATTCAACAATGTCGATTGGAAAGAGTTGAAAGAATCTGACCCTATGGAGTACATGGAAAAGCGTATGGAGTTGCAAGATGCTAAGGATAAACTGCAACAAGTACAGCAGGAACAGTCCAGAGTACAGCAACAGCAGCAACAAGAGTATGCAGATCATTTGCAGAAACACGTTACTACTGAAGCTGAAAAGCTTGTGCAAGCACTTCCTGAGTATGCTGACCCTGCTGTTAAAAACCAACTTAGAGAATATGCCATGAAAGATTTGGGATTCTCTAAAGAGGATGTTGATGGCATTACAGATCATCGTGTAGTAATGGTTTTATATAAATCCATGCTACAGGATAAGGCCACTAAAGGAACCTCGAAGAAAGCTAGTAAACCCGTTCCCAAAGTTGTTAAAGCGGGAACACCTGAGTCGAAAAAACAAAGATCTCGAAAAGCTTTAACAGCTAAACGAGATAGACTCAGAAAGACTGGTCATGTTCGTGATGGTGCGAGTGTCTTTCTTGATTATGTGTAAACTTTAACTTTGAAAGAAAGGGCCAATCATGGCACAACCGACAGGCATTTACGTAACCTTTACAGCTAAAGGTGAACGTGAAGATTTGGAGAATGTTATCTACGACATTTCTCCGACAGATACCCCATTTATGACGATGGGCGGCAGAACTGATGCAACTGCTGTAAATCACGAGTGGCAGACCGATGCTCTTACCGCTGCTGCTGTTAATAACTTTAACGAGGAAGGTGCGACACTTACTGCTGCCACGCCTACCGCAACAACCCGTCTTGGCAATATTGCCCAGATAAGCTTGAAAACTACTATAGTTTCTGGCACTCTGGATGCTGTATCGAAAGCTGGTCGTAAGGAAGAACTTGCTTACCAGATGTCCAAACGGGCTAAAGAGCTTAAACGCGATATGGAATCAACTTTGATTGGCACCAATCAAGGTAAAACTGCTATGGCCGCAATTGGCACAGTGCGTAAACTTGGAAGTCTTCCTGCGTGGGTAACTACCAACGCTAGTATTGGCTCTGGTGGTACGGCAGTTGGCACTGCTGGTGCAGGTGCTGTTCGTACTGACGGTACGCAACGTGCTTTCACGGAAGCTCTTTTGAAAGCTGTGATCTTGCTTGCCTATAATAATGGTGCAGACACCAAGTACTTGATGATGGCTCCATCGAAGAAGCAGACGTTTTCTAGCTTTGTAGGTGTAGGCGGAGCAAGCGGTGTTTCTAACTGGACCGACACTGCCGATCAACGTATAATCGGTGGTATGGATATATATGTATCCGACTTTGGTGAGATGGCTGTTGTTCCTAACCGTTTCCAACGGGCTAGGGAAGTATGGCTTCTTGATCCTGAGTACTACAAGATCGCTTACTTGCGCCCGTTTACTACACGCGAAGTAGCTAGTACTTCTGATGGTGAGCAACGTGCTATCATCGCTGAGTACACTTTGCAGGTGGACAACGAGAAGGGACTTGGCGCAGTTTACGATCTTACCTAGACTGCTTAACTCAGAGGGAGGGGCTGTAGTGGCCTCTCCCACTTTGAAGCCACTGGAGAATTAAAGTGAAAGAGCCTATTAAAAGAAGTTTCAGGTACGATCATACAGAGGACAAGGCTGTAATACACTCTGTTCAGGATGTAGAACCTCTCTTGGATTTGAACAAGAAGGAAATCAACGGCGATTCCATGTATGGTACGGAAGGTGGTCCTTTAGGTATGCGTAAAGTAGCCAGCATCCCTCTTATTATTATAGAGAAGTGGAAGACTGAGCTAGGCATAGATGTTATGAACAAGGACCATATGCCCAAGGTTAAACAACTTTTAAACGATCCAGAGTATGCGTATCTGCGTACTCACAACAGCAGGATTTAGCAAGTGAGCCTAGCCACGTTTACAGACTTGAAAACAAGTATTGCTAATTATTTAGAGCGGGATGATCTTACTGCAACTATCCCAGATTTTATCACATTGACTGAGGCAAGGTTGAACAGAGACTTGAGAGTAAGAGTAAACTTAGTACGATCTACTACGTCTACTACTGCTAGTACGGAGTTTTACGACCTACCCTCAGATTTGATAGAACTTCGTAATATAACTTACAATACTACTAGTGATAGTCGAGCGTTGAGTTATCTATCTCCCGAAGCCGGTACCAGAGAATACGGTGGGGTAGTAACCGGGTTCCCCAGAGCGTATACTAATCTTGGAAAAAATATCAAGCTATACCCTACACCAGATGCTGTATATACAATAGGGATCAACTACTTTAGAAAACTTGTAACCTTATCCGATAGTAACTTAACAAACGATATCCTCGCAGAGTTTCCTGATCTATACTTATTCGGATCGTGCAGAGAGGGTGCTGTATTTCTTAACGATACTGAGCAATTAACTAGATTTGAAACATTATATGCGTCAGCATTAGCAAATGTTACAGAGGCTGAGGACAAGGCTAGATACGGTGGGACAGTAATGACTATGCAGGTACAGGGAGATCCCGGTAGATTAGTAAGGAGGGGTACATAGTGCCTGAGACTAATTGGGTTACAGAGAATTGGACGTTAATACAGGAATCGGGCGGTAATATTTTTATGGAAGATAGTACAGCAGCCGATCCAGTATACGTTTCGCTGCAAGAATACGAATCTACTTCTTGGCCTCCTATTACAACTACTGGTTCTGGTTAATGCCTAAAGAATTATTTGATATAAACGGACAACAAACTGGATTTAGCTTCAATACAGATTTGTCTCCGTATGATATGCCCCCTAACTATTTTAGCAATGTACTGAACGCTAGATTTACAGACAAGACTGCATCTACGATTACAGGGCATTCGCAGGTACTAGGTACGCCAACTGTGGCCCCGTACTGGACAATTAACTTTGTACAAGGTGCTAATTCTCTGTGGATATATGGCGGATTAACTACTCTACATAAGATCACAGGAACTACCCATGCTGTTGTTACTCGTGCCAGTGGTGCATATACTACCATAGCAAGTACGACTAATAACTGGCAGGGTGATGTTCTAGGTGGTGTGCTAGTTGTAAATAACGGTATTGATATACCGCAAAGTCTTACACAGGCGGGGTCTCTGTTTACGGACTTGCCTGATTGGCCCTCAACACTGCGTTGCAAGACTATCGTTCCGTTTAAGAACCACCTTATAGCTCTGAATATGACCGACAGTGGTACGGAAAAACCTTACACAATCAGGTGGAGCGATGCCATACCAGAAGGTGCAGCCACTAACGGTACGAACACTTGGGTCACTAGTAGCACCGCCTCAGAAGCAGCCGAAGTTACCATAGGTGGTACAAAGGGGCATTTGCTTAACGCCGTTCAACTAGGCGACGAGCTTATTGTTTACAAAGAAGATAGTATCTACTCGTTGCAGTATGTCGGCGGTACTTTTATCTTTAACATAAGAGATAAGTTTAAAGACGTAGGGTTATTTGCCAGAGATGCTGTAGTAGATCTAGGGGATGGTAGGCACGTTTTGATGTCTACTGACGATGTGATAGTACACAACGGTAACTCCCTTGTAAGTGTTATTGATGACAAGATGAAGACACTCTTGTTCTCAGAAATTGATACCACAAACTTTGGTAAGACGTTCCTTACGCACAACAAGATTAAAAATGAGGTTTGGATATGTTACCCCAAGACCAACGCAACAAACGGTTTCCCAGACAAGGCACTGATCTGGAACTACCGGGACGATACTTGGACTACAAGGGAGCTACCAAATGTAAACTTTATAGGGAAGGGGTTGGTAAACCCGGCACTGACAAATACTTGGACGGCAGCAACAAACACTTGGAACAGCAGTACTCTAGCTTGGGCGCAACAAGAATATAATCCATCTATTGATTCGCTACTTATGTGCGGTACTAATATAACAAAGCTTTACCTTGCAGATTCAGGAACTACCTTTGACGGTACCAGCTTTACTACAACATTGGAACGCATAGGGCTACACTCTGGTAGAACAGATGCTGTAAAAAAGATAAGTAGAATGTACCCACGGATAAGCGGTACAGGTACGGTAAAGATAAGTGTAGGGTCAGAGTTCAACGCCTTTGAAGGAGTTTCCTATGCTGACCCAGTGACCTATACTATAGGTGCGGATAACAAGGTAGATTGTAAAATTAAGGGTAGGTACATAGCAGTAAAGTTCGAGAGCGATGTGGATACATCATTCTCTGTATCAGGGTTTACACTAGAGTCCGAAGTAGTGTCAAGTAGATGAGTAGGGACTATCCAAAGTTTAATCCATCTACGGCACCGTCTAATCCTGTGGAGATATCTCGCTATCTGGATAATACCTTAGTACAGATAAAGACATCTCTGGACATAGCAAGAGATGGTCACTTAGAAGTTGTCTACGCTGAACCAGACAAGCCCTATCAAGGAGATATCCGATATGCTGATGGCACAAGCTGGAACCCCGGTGGTACAGGAGAAGGAATATACTTTTACAACGCCGCTGGAGCATGGGTTAAGCTATAAGAAAGTAAATCCAGATCACTCAGAGTTTAAATTTAATGTATCTCATTGTTGGGAATTTATAGAAGAATCAGTAGAGGCAAACAACAAAGATTTAGTAACCACAGAAGATATTATCAATAGAATTATTAACCGTGAATCTGATCTATGGATATCGACTGACGAGAGTGGCGATATTGTAGGATGTTTTGTTATAGGTGCTGCTGAATATCCTAGGATTAAAGGTATATTCACAGAGGCTCTTGCGGGTAAGCTTAATTTTATGGATTTTATTCCAAAAGTAGAGAACTTCTATAAGCAATGCGGTTACGAGTTTTCTGAGATTGTCGGTAGAAAAGGTTGGGAGAGGCGTTTGAAACCTTTGGGGTACAACTTTAGTAATATTACTATATACAAGAGGCTATAAAATGGGCAGTATATTTAAACCTAAAACAACAGTGGTGAATGTTCCTAGTCAGTCGCAGTCATCAGGGTCAAGTAAGATTGAGCCTTTTGAGCCGGTCATACCTTTTATTAAGGAACAACTACCTGAATTGGTAAACGAGTTTAGAGCTACTCCTGAGTTGTTCAGACAGAGTTTGGTCCCTGAAGATTCTGCTCAAACACTGGCTGCTAGGGAAGGTTATACAAACTTGGCACAAAACGTGATACCGGGATTTACAAATGCGTTTACAAATGTATTTGCAAACCGCTTGAACACAGCCCTGAGTGACCCCTTCCAAGACCAGATTTTCCAAGCTGAGAGAGGTGTGATAGCAGACGAGGCACGATCCCTGACAGAGCGTGATAAGCTATTAGCGCAGAATCAAGCTATACAGGCTGGACAATTCGGTTTAGGCAGTACAGCCTTGGGTGAACTGGAAACCTTACAGCAACGTCAGAGAGAAGAATCTACGCGAAACGCTTTAGCAACTGCCCTGAAAGATGCTGAAATTCGTAGAACAGCAGCAATATCAGATGTTCCGGGGCTAGGTCAAACAGCCTTGCAAGCTGCAACAACGCCATCAGCCCTGCTAGAATCTGTAGGCAAGGATGTGGAAACTAGAGATCGTGCTAGATTGGCAGATGACGCTAGGCTTGTACAGCAAGAGCAGGAAGCTCGTAGAGCCCAGGCTGTGACCTTGACCAATTTACTAGGCGGCTTGGCAGGTCTGGGCAGTCAGACGCAGTTTACGCAGAGCAGTTCTGGTACGCAAGGTCAGGCTTTCCAAGGTCCAAGTCCGTTCCAGCAAGCAGCAGGTACTATTGGAACTATCGCCAGCCTAATACCTTCTGACTACCGTGTTAAAGAGAACATTCAAGAACTACCTGACGGAGCTTTGGATAAAATTAACGCACTTAGCCCCAAGTCCTATAACTACAAAGAAGGTCTAGGGCTGAGTACAAAGCATACATCAGGGTTTATAGCTCACGAGTTGCAAGAGGTGATGCCTGAGTATGTGCAAGGGATTAAGGACGGTAGCGCAGTACAAATGGTAGATGTTATGGGAGTAGTCAGCACACTTACCAAAGCTGTTCAAGAGTTAGCCAGAAAAGTGGAAAAACTTGAAGCGGGAGATAAGTAGATGTTCTCACTAGGTGGGGTAGACTATGGCGGTGGTGGTTTAAGTCTAGGAGCTTATTCTAACTCCGCACCGAAAATCTTTGATCCCGGCTACTTTTCCATGCAGAAAAGATACAACCCTTACGAGACAAATCCGAAGTATGCCAGTCAAAGAATGTTTGGTCCTGATTCTATACGAGGGGATCATGCTGATAAGTTCCCCGGTCAAAACCCATATGCTACGAAAAAAACAATATGGAGTGATTTTAAAGATTTTGGGGGTAAGCTAGGGGGAGTAGGAGAATACGAACCACCTGTACCTCTTTCTGGCCCTAGGCTTGGAAGAGTCAACGCACCTAGGGGTGGTAAAGTTTCGTACCGTCCTACAGACTTACCTCAGAATAGATATCTCCTGGGGGTAGATGACTATAATGCCCGAAGAGAAGCTGCTCTAAAACTATGGTCGCAACTGATAAGACGTAATACTTACCAACCTTTAGTCTAGGAATACGAAGATGCCTGATAATGTAAACAGAGAAAAGGGAATGACTGTAGACGAGGAATTTTCCCATCTAAGTTCGCCCGGATTCATCGATATTCTTCTAGATTTCATAAGGCGTAGAGGAGGTGGGGGCGAAGGTGTATCTACTATTCCTGACGAATCGCACCCTTTAGCTCAAACTAACCGTAGCCAAACATTACCCACAGAAGCACTTGCTAGTTCTGTGTATCCTTCAGTAATTCCTAACGAAGCTATGTTAGGGGGCATACTTGCAGGTCCACAAGACTTAGCTCCTCCTCCTCCGGGGTCTATTACACAAGATTGGGATAATACGGTAACAGTATCACGACATGCTCCAACTGCTGTAGCACCTGTGTACCAAGGTGGTTCTAACTACCCCGGTGGCCCTATTACCCCTGACGGGAAAACACTATATCCTGATTTTGCTATCAATGCTCTCGAAACTGGAGATACTGTCCAACAAGAAATGAGAAAGAGGGAGCAGCCCACACTTATGGGCGGTGGTGTTGATCTTAGCAGCCTGTTTCAAAAGGGTAAGGATATATTCTTTAGCGATCCTATGCAAAACTTTTTCCAACTATCTCGTGACGCTTTAGCCCAACCCGCAAGATTTGGAGATTGGGGAGTAGAGCCTTTTGCCAGAGCGCAGGTAGCTAGGAACCAACTAGAGTACGAGAGGGAGCAAACCAGATTAGATAGGGAGATACAGGAAGCAGACCTTGCGGCTAGGAGAGCAGCGACAGCGTATGATAGGAGAATAGCTGAAGAGAACTTAGAGATATCTAAAAAAAGACTTGCTCTTGCACAAAAACCACCGCCAAACCAACCCAAGATAAACAAAGTTACTATAGGCGCTATGGCAGACGTAGTAGCATCGTTAGAAAAGAATGGCGTTATAAAGATTGGTGATTTTTATAGTTACTGGAAGCCCGGAACTCCTGATCCAGATGAAGCACGAGAAGCCATAGCTCTCGCAGCCTTGGAAATCCAAAAGAACAGCCCTGAAACATCATCTCGTGATGCTATTATACAAGCCGTAGCCAATCTAAAAGGACAAGGAGAGGCACCAGCAAACGGAGCTAACGCCCCCGTACAAAATGGTAGTATTAGCGGTGCTACTTCAGGAGATTTAAATATAAGCGGCAAGACTCCAGCGGTAATAAATTAAATGGCTGAAACTAAAACTATAACTCTGTCAGACCTTAGAAGCAATCCTGCTCTTCTAGCAGCCAATCTTGAGCCGGGAGATACCTACACAGTAGGAGAAGATGGCAAGTTTAACGTAAATCGTGTCTTTTCTGAGGAAGGCGGAATTAACTTGGGCCTCGTTATAACAGACGAGATTCTGAAAAATGATCCCAAGCTAGTTGAAATGGGTGTAGAAGCTGGGGATAGATACCTAGAAGATGAGAACAAGATTATCAAAACTGGTAGTGGTAGCGGTTGGCAACAGTTTTGGTACGGTTATGATGAGGAAAATAACCTAACACAGAATATGGCTGACATCTTAGAATCATGGGCAGGTATAGGAAGATTTGGACTAGACGGTTATACCTCACCTGACGAAGCCTACGGAGAAGGTTGGAGCGAAGCGGATAACGAAACACAACGAGCAATGATTCGCAGGGCCAGAGAGCGAGAGTTGCTAGACAAATACGGCAGACACTTTACCCCGGATGCTGATAGCGGATCTAGGCTTGGAGGGCAAGTTACCGGGGCTATTGCTGACCCTACATCCTTGATACCATTTCTAGGCCCTGCTGCTAAGACTGCTTCATTAGGTTCTAAAGCACTAAGAGTAGGAGCAAATATAGGTACAGGAGGTGCGCTAGGCGCTGGCTATAGTGTCTCAGACGACTTGGCTAGAGGTGGAGGAGTAGGAGATATAGACGTAGGGAAGGCTCTAGAAACAGGTGCGCTTGCTGCTGCTGGTACAGGACTATTCATAGGTGCTGGCAAAGGTGTATCAAAATTAAGAGATCGTTCTGCTAATAAACAAGTAGACTTAGCGGATAAGATTATAACCAGACACGTTTCCGCTGGAGCAGATACACAGGCTGCTGTAGCCTCTGCCCAAGAAGAAATCTTATCTATGGGTGGTATGCCTATAGAGAAAGCTATGCAGAGAACGGGCAGAAAAGTTAGAATACCTAGTAGTCAAACAGCAGCGCAGAAAATACTAAAGGATGCAGCAGAGGACGAAACTGTATCTCGTTTCTATAGTAAGGGCGTGGATAATTGGTTGGGTAGCGTTTCTACAAGAATTAGAAACATATCTGAGCCGTTGTTTATGCGACTCCGTAAGTACGAGTTTAACACGCGAGTCGATACTGTAAAACATTTAGAAGCAGTAGAACCGTTTATGAAAAGTATTTCTAAAATAAAAGGCCCGATGAAACAAGCAATTGCTAGGCATCTGGCTAACGGGAGATTCCAAGAGGCTGAGAGACTTATGTCTAGTGAGATGCGGAAAGAGTTTGAAACGGTTAGGAAAACTCTTAACGATTTAGGAGGAGAGCTAAAGGCATCTGGAGTAGACCTAAAAATGATGGATAACTACTACCCTCGTCTTATCAAGGGAGATAGGCAGTATACTGCACTTTTAGCTCACTTTGGTAAAGAACCATCAGATGCTATTACTAAGAGACTAAATGAAGAGGTAGCTAGTAAGGGTTTAGCAAATATAAATCAAGTACCTAGCTGGAGAAAATACGAAATAGCTAACCAAGTTATCAAAGGTTACGGTGACACCGGGGGTAAGGCCAAATCAAGGCAACAGTACCAAAGAAAAATAGCACAAATAGATAGCGAAATGCAAAAGTTTTACGCGCCGCCTGAAGAAGCCTTGCAAATGTATATACGAAATTCTGTAAACAGTATAGAACGGGCTAAGTTTTTCGGTATGCACCAGAAAGGTAGAGGGTATAAAGGCTTGGCCCCTACCCGTACAGTGCGAAACCCTGATAGTTCTGTTAGAGAAATTCCTATGGACGAATCTATAGGGCAAATTGTTACAGCAGAACAAAAGGCACTAAATTTAGACAAGACAAAACTAGACGAACTTACAAGCCTTTTACAATCTAGGTTTAAGGGGGGTGAGCAAAGTACTGGATCAGGGCTTGGTTGGGTCAGAGACTTGGGGTATATGGGAACTATAGCTAATCCCATATCTGCTATAACTCAGCTAGGAGACTTGGGTGTATCTGGAGCGTTGCATGGATTTAGAAACACCATTCAAGCCATGTTTAAGGCTAAGAATGTAAAGATGATAGATATTGGTCTAAGTGAAGTAGGCCAAGAATTTGCAGATGTTCGTAAGAGTTCTGCAATTCTTAGAAAGATGTTTGCAGCCACAGGTTTTAGGCGGCTTGACCGTCTGGGTAAAGAAACCAGTATGAACGCAGCTTTCCGTAAAAACTTTAAGCTACTTAAAACTGCAAAAGGAGAAGCAGCGTTTAGAAAGAAGTGGGGCAAGGCTTACGGAGATGATATAGAACAGCTTATATCAGATTTGAAAGCTGAGAAAATTAGTCCATCAACAAAGTTCCACGCCTTTAACGAGCTATCGGATATGCAACCTATTTCTATGATGGAAATGCCTCAAAAATATTTAGACCACCCTGATGGTCGTATTGGATATGCTCTGAAGACCTTTACTTTGAAGCAGTATGATGTGGTCAGAAGGAACGTGGTTCAAGAATGGAAGCACGGTAGTAAAATAAAAGCTGTTAAACAGGCAGGGGCATTAGCCGGGTATCTTTCCACTTCCAATCTTGCAACTGGTGCTATTAAAGATATATTACTAGGCCGTGATCCAGAAATATCTGATCCCGATGAAACTATTCAGAAAGGTTTATGGGCATTGTTAGGGGTTTACGGACTTAATAAGTATGGTATCGAACGATATGTACTAGACGGTGAAATTACAGATTGGGGTTGGAACCATATTCTACCAGCAACGCCTATAATAGATGCCACGCTTGGGATGACTAGGGATATTGTAACTATGAAAGAAGACCCAAACTTTAAGAAGTACTTGAGAGCAGTACCAACAGTGGGGCCAATGTTGTACAACTGGTTCGGCGGTGGAGCAGAGAAGTATAACGAGCGTGTGGAAAAGGGTAGGGAATAATTATGGCTGGACTGCTGGACGATTTAACAGCATATGGGGGAAAGGACTTTCCTACGAGTGGTAAAGGTTTACTAGCTCCTGATACTTCTAATTGGAGAGATAACTCTAACATACAAGCCTTAATTAAAAAGAATCCTATCGTAGAGAAAATTATACAGGCAGAGAGTTCTGGAAATCATAGAGCATTCAACGAGGGCTCAGGTGCAAGAGG